ATTCGCAGAACGCGAATTATTAAAAAGAGCATTACCTTATTTGGTATTGGAAAAGTTTGGTCAATCAAAACCAATCCCTACCAAAAGCTCAAAAACTATCAAGTTCAGAAAGTACAATCCTCTTGCACTTGCGACTACCCCTTTAACTGAGGGTGTAACTCCGTCATCTAAGCAATTAACTGCTGATGATGTAACGGCTAACCTAGACCAATTCGGTGATTTAATTACTATCACTGATGTTGTACTAGACACACATGAAGACCCCGTTCTCTCTGAGGCTACTGAAATCCTCGGTGAGCAAGCCGCGCAAACCATTGAAACTATTAGGTTTGATGCTGTAAAAGCTGGGACTAATGTGCGTTTCTCGAACGGCACAGGTCGGTCAGCAGTGAACACTCCGATTACAACTGCACTACAACGCAAGTGTACTAGAGATTTGAAACGCAACAACGCTCGTCCGATTTCTAAAATCGTTCGTTCAACTCCTAGTTACGGAACAGAAGCTGTAGCACCTTCTTTCATTGGTTTAGTACACCCAGACATGGAAAGCGACATCCGCTCCATGGTTGGATTCGTACCTACTGAAAAGTACGGAAGTATCACTCCATACGAAAGTGAAATTGGTAAGGTTGAAGATGTTCGTTACATCAGCTCAACTGTTTTCAAACCTTGGGACGGATCAAGTACAGTCGGCGGATCAACAACTACTATGTTGAACACTGGCGGTAGCGCAGACGTATACCCAGTCTTGTTCTTAGCTCGTGATGCTTACGGAATCATTCCGTTAAAAGGCAGAGCTTCGATCACCCCTTCTGTCGTGAACCCAGCACCAAGCGAATCTGATCCGCTAGGGCAACGTGGTCACATCGGCTGGAAATCTATGCAAACTTGTAAGATTCTTCAAGAAACCTACATGATTCGCGCGGAAGTAGCTGTAACTGACTAACAGTTCAGTTAATGCTTTACGAGAGAGCCGCCTTCGGGCGGCTTTTTTGTGCCTATTACTTTTATAAATGAGGTTCTTATGGACAAGAAAACTGCAAAGAACGAAGACAAGTCAACCTTCGGAAAGAGGGTTAAGGTTATTTTTCACAATACGAAAGATGACTCTGGTGACGTATATGTAGCCTTGAACGGAGTTGGTTATTTAGTCCAACGTGAGCAAGAAGTGGAAATCCCTACCGATGTTCTAGGAGTTATCGACCTAGCCGTTGAGACGCAACACAGCAGAGGCGCGAAGGGTGAAGAGATTGTTAAGGACATTAAACGATACCCCTATACAAAGGTAGCTTAGTATGAATTATTTGGAGTTGTGCGATTCGTTAATGAGGGAGTCGGGAGTTGAAGAATCTGGGATTCTCTCTGTGGCTGGTCAAACAGGTCTGAAGAAGAAGGTTGTCCGCTGGGTAGACAGGGCGTGGACAGAAATCCAAGGCAAGCGGGACTGGGATTTCTTGTGGAACGAAGAGTCGTTCACCACGAACATTGGACAGCAAGATTATCACCCCGCCTTGAATTTAGTTCTAGACCCACCCATGAAGACCCTAGACAGGTCTTCGGTAATAATCACAGGGGAGGCTGGGACAACTAAGCAGTATTTAAAGTACATCCGTTGGCAAGACTTTGATAACACGGTAGCTATGGATGGGAGTCCAACAACTTTCACCATCAAGCCTGACGGTACTATACGTCTTGGCACTTCGCCTACTACCGAACAGTTAGTGGAGTTCCAGTACTACAGGACACCTCAAGCGTTAGTCAACAACACCGATGTACCAATCGTGGAAGCACATCACCACGACACCATTATATATCAGGCGATGATCTATCTTGCGGCAGAGCAAGACGCTCCTGAGCTTTATAGGGATGCAATGACTCAGCTAGAGTTCAAGCTGAGGGTGATGACCTCCTCCAGCCTATCAGGTCTTTCACTTGCTGTAGAAACTTTAGCATGACAGTACAAGCTCGTCAGTGGGCTTTGAAGGGTGGTTTAGACTTAGAATCCCCAGCCATGTCAATTGAGGGTGGGAGAACCATCCTATCTCAGAATTACGAGTGTTCCTTGACCGGAGGATACCGAAGAATATCTGGCTACACACTGTGGGACGGTTCTGAAACCCCCTCAGCAGTGTCTGGTTCTGGAGACATTCTTGGGTTGTGGAAGTACAACGATGACCTATATGCTTTCAGGAATAGCGCGGATGGGTCTGAGTGCAAGATGTACAAGTCCACCACGTCAGGATGGACTGAGATAAACACTGGGGTTACGTTAGCCCCGAATGGTAGCTATAACTTCGTCAACTACAACTTTACCGGAAGCTCCAGTACAGAGTATATGTTTGGAGTTGACGGGGTCAACAAAGCTTTTCAGTTTGACGGGACTACGTTCACACAGATTAATACGGGGATGACTACCGACACCCCTATACACTGCCAACAACACAAGAACCACTTATTCCTAGCCTTCAGCGGCGGATCACTTCAACACTCTGGCATAGGTGATCCGTTAAGCTGGGGGCTTGCTTCGGGTGCGGGTGAGATTGGAGTTGGTACAGAGATAACCTCTTTGACCTCCATGCAAGGAAACTCATTAGTAGTTTCTGGAGAGAATCGTATTAACGTCCTATACGGTACGTCCTCTCAGGACTGGGATATGCGCTCGTTCACCACGGAACTTGGAGTAGTTCCAGAAACGTCAGTCCTGATGGACACAGACTTGGTATTCTTCAACGGTGTTAGCGTCACTTCGCTACAGGCTACTCAGACTTTTGGGGATTTCGTTACCGCCTCGTTATCCTCTGACATAGCTTCATTTTTTTCGGTCAAGGAGTCGATTGTCAGGACTGTGGTTGGGGTTTGCTCTAATAAAGATAAAGGGCAGTACAGAATTTTTTACTCTGACGGTTCAGTAGGGGTTCTCACACTTCTTAACAAAGCAATAGTGGGTTGGTCAACGTGGAGGATTCCTGACACTCCAGCCCGTATTACAGAGGGGTTTATGGGAACGTCTGAGGGAAAAGTTATGAAGTTGGATGAGGGAAACTCTTTTAACGGCTTGCCCATAGAATCGTTTCTTAGACTTCCGTTCACTTCTCTAGGTCAGCCGTACAAGAATAAACGCTTCCGAAAGATTTTTGTAGACCTTGATGCAGAGTCAAACGCGGAGTTAAAGCTACAAGCAGATTACGATTATGGCGCGACAAGCTCTACCCCTCTGGATGTACCTGTGTACGGGGGTGGGGGTCTTTGGGATTTTTCAAGCTGGGGGGAGTTTATCTGGTCTTCCACCTTAGTGTCAACGTGCTCCATACCCTTGAGCGGGTCTGGACGAAATGTAGCGTTGCTTATATACCACAGCAGTACCAGCATACCTCCGTTCACACTACAGGGTATCCGAGTAAATTTCACCATGAGGGGAGTGATTAGATAATGAGTAATTTTTTCTCAACACCAGCGGACTTAATCGCAGGAACGACAGCTAGGGCTGTGGATATAAACGACAGGCTGAGTGCTGTGGAAGCCGCCTTCGACAACGTAGAGGAGACAACCGACAGCGCAATTAAGTTGCCGATTGACCCAAATGACCCCTCAGCTAACAGGGTAATTATTGAGACAGCTCCAAACAGAGCGAATAAGACAGTAGGGTTTGATTCTTCTGGTGACTTGGTTTTATACCAACCATATAACTGGCGGGAGGATTGGTCAACGGCAACTGAGTACTTTCTCCACGACACGGTTCGGGATGCCTCAACCAAGAATTTATATTTTTGTAAAGTTGGTCACACATCTGGGACAATCACCCTAGCCGACACAGCTAAGTGGTCAGAGGCAATCAAGGTAGATGATGTTGAGGCGGCAAAAACTGCGGCAGAGACAGCGGCAACAAACGCATTAGCATCAAAGAACTCTGCGGCTACTTCTGAATCAAATGCCTCCACATCTGAAGCAAACGCATTAGCATCAAAGAACTCAGCGGCTACTTCAGCAACCACAGCAACTACCCAAGCAACCACAGCAACTACCCAAGCAACAAACGCATCTACGTCTGCAACCAATGCCGCTACTTCAGAAACAAATGCGGTAGCATCAAAGAACTCTGCCGCAACTTCTGAATCAAATGCCGCAACTTCTGAATCAAACGCATCTACGTCTGCGTCAACAGCCGCTACCCAAGCAACAAATGCGGCAACTTCAGCAACCACAGCCACTACTCAAGCAACAAACGCATCTACGTCTGCAACCAATGCCTCTACTTCTGAAGCAAACGCATTAGCATCAAAGAACTCTGCGGCTACTTCTGAAGCAAACGCCTTATCATCTAAGAACTCAGCGGCTACTTCAGCAACCACTTCAGCAAATAGTGCAGTTGCCTCTAACGCCTCCCAAACAGCGGCACAGGCGGCTAAAACTGCGGCAGAAACCGCAGAGACAAATGCGGCAACTTCTGAATCAAACGCATCTACGTCTGCGTCAACAGCAACTACTCAAGCAACAAATGCGGCAACTTCAGCAACCACTGCCACTACCCAAGCAACCACTGCCACTACCCAAGCAACCAATGCATCTACGTCTGCAACAAACGCATCGACTTCAGCAACCAGTGCAAACACCGCAAAGGTAGCGGCAGAGGCGGCTCAAACTGCGGCAGAATTAGCGGCAGATACTTTTGATGATACCTATTTAGGGGCGAAATCATCCAACCCAACGGTGGATAATGACGGTGACGCACTAACTACTGGAGATTTATATTTCAACACCACCAATGACGAGATGATGGTGTACAACGGAACTACTTGGGTAGTTGCGGCTATTTCTTCTGAGAGTGCTGGTGCGACAAACATAGACGGTCTTTCTGACGCTGTTTACCACAACAGCAATATAGGTTTCGGATCTCAAGCCTTGGAGGACATAGCGACAACGGGCGCGGTAGGGTCTATGAATTTAGCGATTGGGGTAGGCTCTCTATCGGACACGGAAGACGGGACATATAACACGGCTGTTGGTAATCAGACTCTCCTCGTTCTTGACACAAAACACTACAACACTGCCATTGGAGCAAGATCGCAAATGGGGGCGGGTGCAACGGGTGGTACGTCACTAGGGTACAAGTCTTTGTTTTCCCCTGACGGGGACTATAATATCGGAATTGGGTATGAGCCACTCAGTGTCTATAATTTTACTGGTACTTATAATATTGGCATAGGCTATCAAGCTGGGTTGTCTTTGGTAAGCGGCAGTAAGAACATTTTTGCGGGATCAAAGGCTGGGTGGTTGGCTCAAACAGGTGAGGGAAATGTTCTAATCGGTGAAGAATGCGGGTCTGCCTCTGATCCTAATTACACCACTGCCGTAGGGTATTATGCGGGACGAAATGCGAATGGCTACAGAAGTACCTATTTAGGAGCATACGCGGGTGAAACGAGTACTGGTGGGGCGAACACTCTCGTTGGCGGGTACGCTGGTCAGAATATAGGGACTAAGGTAGGCAACGTCTGTTTGGGATTTGGTGCGGGTCAGAATGAGAGTAATTCAAATAAACTTCACATAGCAAATAATTCCGCAGAATCACTCATCGAAGGTGATTTTGCTTCCAGAACAGTAACGGTTAACGGATCACTTGATGCCGAAGGTCTGACTGTCAATGGTGCGGCTCTTGGTGGTGGTGGCATTGGGGAGTTCATTTCTACATCAATAGCAATATCATCCGATGACACAGCGTTAGCAAATGACGATGCTTCGACAAATTACAATATAGCCATTGGGAAAAACGCCAGCCTTGGAGTATCGACTGCGGCAAACACGATAAGTATTGGGCAAAATGCTGGTAAATCACACAACTCAGCAAACAATATAGCTATTGGTTTTGAAACATTCATGAGCGGCACTGGTGGGACGAACACGGCAGTTGGTGGTTATGCGATGGCTGGCTCTAGCAATGGGGCTGGAAAGTGTGCGTTTGGGTATAAAGCCCTTGGTCAAGGAATAAGCGGAGGGGCAAATTCCATTGGAATTGGTTCTTATGCAGGCAAACAAGTTTCTGGCGCTGACACTATCGCAATAGGGTATTACGCGATGGGCAATAGCAGTGACGTTTCTGGAACGAATAATATTGCTATCGGCAAAGAATCTGGATACGTTCTCGACACAGGGCAATACAATGTTATTGCGGGCTATCAGGCTGGGTACTCCCTGAAATCTGGTGGCTATAATGTTTTGATTGGACGGTGGGCTGGGTATTCTGGCGCGACCACTGTACGAAGCACTATAGTGGGGGATGAGGCGTGTAAAAGTGGTGTTGCAACTAACGCCACGGTTCTGGGTAGAAAAGCTGGGATGTCTGGGGCTGGTCTGCGTAGCGTACTCATCGGGGATGAGGCGGCTGGGTCTAATAACGGCTCTGCTACCGTTGCGGTGGGTTCTTACGCTGGTCATTATGGAGGTAACAGTTCCGTTTATTTAGGACATTTTGCGGGGAAGAACGACACTAACAATAACAAACTTCACATTGCGAACAACGAAACAGAATCTCTTATAGAGGGTGACTTCTCTGCTAAGACTGTCAACATCAATGGGGAGTTGAAGGTGAACGGTCACTCCCTCTCAAAACGCTATCTCCAAATTATTGCGGTGGAAAAGAGTACAACTGTCGTTGACGGCACGGATATACTTGGGGCAGTTGAGTTACCCTTTGACGGTAAGATAACAGATTTGAGAGCCAAAACTACGGCTGGGACTTGTACAGTAACTTTCAAGCGTGAGGGAACTACATTGGGGTCGGTAGCCGCTACTGCCGCAGGGGTAAACGCGACTATCGCGGCAGTAAATTATTATGCGAACAATGACCTGACCTTTGATGTCAGCAGTTCGTCATCAGCGACAGGTCTGGTGGTAACAATTACAGTGGAGGTTTAGAATGACAGTTTATTGGGTAGACCCCCTAGCGACTGTAGACGGCACAGGTACATACGCATCTCCGTTCTTTCATACGAGATACACCCCAACGTATCTAGCAAATGGTGATGAGGTACGAGTAAAGGCTCATCTGCTTACTGACATGACCTTGCGTACCGATACGACAATTGTGGGCTTTTCACAATGGAACGCTAACTTTCTCTATTTTGCAGGGGCATCTACAAATTACGCCACTAACGATATGGTCTACTGCCCACAAACAGGCAAAATAGGCATCATTCATTCTGTAGGCTCGACTGTACAGAACGGTATAACTTACGAATATATAAAGTTTAACAAGACTATACAAAACCCCTGTTTCAAAGGACATAATCTAGCAGGGAACACAATCAAGAAGATTGACCCTGCGTATGTCTCAACAAACACGGGTGACAATGTAATGTTTCCCTTTCAAATAGGGGCAAACGTAACGGTTGGTACAGTCACAGACGGATGGGTGAGTGAAACTTCGCGCATAACAGACGGTTCAGCAATGACCATTTGGTCAACTACCTCAAGTAATACCCACATGTTCAGGCACAACCAACAAAGTGCTGTGGTAGTGGATTACGCTAACTCTTTTGCTGTACCCAGAGAGTACAATGACTACACTCGCTTTACAGGGATGAATGGTAACTTGTGGTTAGAAGATGCGACCATCAACATGGCACAAGTCGGTGGGGGGTATTCAAATGAGTCGTTACAGATAACAGGCAACTACAATAATGTAAACGACAATATAAGAGCGTCCAAGATGACTTTTAATATTGGGGTTGTAGCGGTTTACTATGGGATAAGATACTGTACCGCAATGGACATCACCCTTAATATTGGGGATTGGTACTCCCATAGCGGTTATTTCTTAGAGAGCGATTTTGGGGAACATCCCAATCGTAATCTAGCCATAGATGTGGATAATATATTTCTGATGAGTGTAACCTCATCCTCCCAAGGTTCTTCTCTTATAGAGGTAAACGGGGGGGATGGCAATACTAACATCTCCATTGGGAAGATATACTGGACAGACCCCAATATCTCTGGGTATTGGCTGAACTCTGCGGTACGTTTGGGGTACAGTGGTGTAGTGACAACGAACATTACGTTCAAGAGTGGGTTTGATGTCAAATTTGTTGCAGATGACTCTTCTTGTAATGTTGCCACTGATGCGAACTTCCGTCCTATACATTACGGGTATGCTAGAGACAATCTGAACAACCAGAAACTAAAGAAACCAACTAATAATTCTACGTTTGTCTTTCCTGACGAGGACTCTTTAGTTCTTTATGATGCAGGGGAATCGTCCAACTCACTAGGTCAGGTAATGGGTTATATGGATGCTACTGAGTATACCTCCGTACACTTTAACTCTTTCAACAAGACAGGCTATCAACAGTACATTGACCTCGCAGGGGATGACTTTGTAATCGCAACAGGTCACGCAGGTTTAGGTAAGACAGGAGAGCAAAGACTTAACAGGGCGTATCTAATGTATGGCACACCAGATACGGTCATGTATGAAACTACTTCCCCCTCTTATAAGTTTAATCTAGCGACATACTCAGACAAGATGATGGGGGGTAAGTGGTGTACAAAAGTTCCTGTTCAGTCTGGCACTACTGTGACCATTACAGCAAAGATAAGAACTGACAGCACCAACGATTTAGGGACGATGAAACTCTACAATCCGTCAGGAGCGGCAGTGAGTTCATTCTCGTTTACAAGTTCGTGCGTTAACGCATGGGAGACAGCCACATTGACATACACACCTACCCAAGACGATATGTGTCTGTTGGAATTTGTATTCATACCCACATCAGCACCCCAGAACTTCTGGGTAAGTGACTTGGAGATTGCTCATGGATAACACTATTCACTACGGGATTTCGTCATTCCAGTTCGCTCATTTTTACTACGGTTATTTTGTACCTGACTCCGTGTTTGATGGGGCAGGAGGTGGAAGTTCGACACCAGTATTCACACCACTTATTATGATTTACTAAAGAGGATTAACTATGGCATTAAAAACAGATGTCCTTCTCCGCAACGATGCCTTATTGCCACAGCAGTATGTCAGAATTGATGCGATTGAAGCACTAAAAGATAGACTACTGTTAATCGTAGGTATTTATTATTCACAAGAAACAGCATCTTCACCACCACACCACGCCCTAGAGTATGACACCCCTTATAATTTGGAAGGCGAGAACCCTTGGGTGCAAGGCTATGAGTTCCTTAAGAACACAGAGTTCTCCGAATCTGAAAACGTATAACATTTAACAGGAAAATAAAATGAGAAATTTAAACACCCCAATCGTTGAAACTAACACTGCGAAAACAGTTCAACTCACGGGTTTTGTTGACAACCGCGAAGAAGGCAGAGTCGAAATTCACTATATTATTCTGCTTGAAGACGGAACTCCTTTTAAGAGGAACGTACTACAGTTCTCTGGAGATGAGATTGCCGAGTTTTACGCTGGCATCGGAGTCGATTTTGAGGGTCAAGTCAAAGACGCACTATACGCGAAACTGTTAACCCAGCTAGGGTAGCGGGGGTCTTTTGGACAAAACCACTACGAGCGTAGGGATCATTATGTCAGCTACCGTTTCAGTAATAACGATGTCTGTGGGTGCGTTGTTGTGGGCAGACTCACGATACGTTTCTGCCGAGACGTTTGAAGATGCTCAAGATCAGACGCACCAAGAGTTTAGCAACATCAGGAAGAATGATCTTGAGGATAAGGTTTTTGAACTCCAGCTACTGGAGACTCCGACCAACTTAGACAAGGCAAAGCTAGATCGCTACCAGCGTCAGCTTGACGATTTAATTAGAGGTAACTGATGAATGAGCGGAGTTGCAGTCAGATGGAAACCACAATTAAGATTCACAAACAGCGAATTGATGAGTTGGAAAAGACTCTTGATGACATACACACCCAATTAACCCACATAAAAGGGTGTGCTTACGGGGCTTGCGGGTACGCAATCGCCTCGCAGTTGGGGTGGATCGATGCCCTCACCTTAGTGAAATGAAGAAGGATGAACTGAAAATAGTATGGGGGATGGCAGTAGATATGTTTTGGCTAATTTTCCTAGCGTCTGTGGGCAGTTCGGTAGCTGTATTTATTTTGCAAGAGGTTTGGGGAATTTTTTATTATTAATGAGGAGAGTTAAATGAAAGTGTTTAGTTACATTCTAGCTAGGCTTGGAGAAGCCAGCACGGTGCGGGGTATTATAATGTTTTTCGGGGGCTTGGGTCTGACAGTAGAGCCGGAGCTTACCAATCAAATTGTAGCCGCCACGATTGCGGGGTCAGGGATCATAGGTATGATTTTCACTGACGGTAAGTCCGGTGATTAGCTTAAATTTTTCGATGGCGGAACTGTGCATCACAGACGATCCAATTCCTATAAGCGTTGCTGACAAACTTCTAAAACACATAAGAATAATACAGTCCATCAGGGATCGGATTGGAGTACCAATAAGCGCATCTCAACACTCTGGCTATAGACCCGTGGCGTATGAGCTAGCTCAGGGTAGGTCAGGAAATTCAGAGCACACCTTCCACGGAGAGGGTGCGGTGGATTGGACGTGTCGAAAATCCCATATAGCTACTCTCTTTGAGGAGCTAAAGGAATCAGAATACAGACGGGTAGCGTTTTACCCCCATAAGAATTTTGTACATTGTGACTTGAAAGGGGCAGAGAAGCTGTTCTTTATAGCCGATACCGTAACTAACAAATGGAAGAGAGAAGATGGCAATAGCTGACGAGCAGAAAAACTTAGTTACAGGCGGTATGGAGAATACGCTGGGAACGTCAAACGCTGACGGGTTGAGTGACTTCACCACGCCTAGCGCGGACATTCAAGCGAAACCATCAATGGGCGGAGTCACTAGTGACCAGACCGTACAAGGGCAGATGACTGGGTTAATGAACTCAGAAAATCCTCTCATGCAACGTGCCATGACAAGAGCGTCAGCCGCCGCCAATAAGCGAGGGTTACTTAACTCTTCTATGGGCGTGCAAGCGGGTCAAGAAGCCGCTCTCACTGCCGCTCTTCCGATAGCCCAAGCTGATGCCGCAACTAACGCGAAGCAAGCCCAACTGAATCAAGGCTACGCAAATCAGTTCTCCACACAAGCTCAGGACTTAGCTAGCAAACAAGCTCTGATGGGTACGGAGTTATCAAACAAAACTTCGTTAGCAGACCAAGCTTACGCACAGCAAGCGGGCACTGGAAACTACGGTGCTACTACCAACAATGACGCAGACTACATTGGTGGGGGTGGTCTTATAGCTTCCAAGACTGCCGCTCAGAAAGACTTAGCTGACCAGACTTACGAGCAACAAATGGGTACTGGGGATTACAGTGCTGAAGAGTCTACTGACGCTGACTACATTGGCGGAGGTGGGTTTATCAAAGGCAAAGAAAATTCTGCCCTCAATATCCAAGACGATGCTCAAGTACAAGAACAAGCCATGCAGAAGCTTGACGCGGCAACTAGAAACTCACTGCTGACACTTCAGTCAAACTACGACTCGTTGCTACAAACCAATAGATCGGCGGCTACTTCTTGGAACACTTACTTACAAGCGATAGTTGAGGTACAGGGAAGTAACATTTCTAACAAGGGTGTAGTTCTTAAACAACTGCAAGACGAGTTGATTGCGGGTATTAATGTTATATCGGCGTTTGACTCCACGGCACTAGCCGTGCCCAAAGATGTAGGAATATACAACGAGAAGCCAGAAGTCTCCGCTCAACCCATATAAGTTAGGAAGTAACCAAAATGGCAGTGACATATAATAGAGACTCAGGGCTACTCTCTGATGCTATGGCAACCCCAACCCCAAC